GGTGGTCACCCAGAAAGAAAGTAAGAGGAACGGGTTGGAAGAGTTGTTGGTTAAACTCCACATCACCAAAGATTCCAAGGAAGCGCTTCAGAAGATGGGTCGGGTGGAAGAATTTTTGGGCAAACCTTTTCCTCCCCATCCACTGGACGCGTTGAAAGTATTTCTTGAGAATAATTATTTTTTGGGCAACAACGAGCCCGACCCCTTTTCAAAAGGTGCGAGTGCAACCCCAAAACAACAAGAATATGAACCCCCGGTGCTTCATCTATCTCCCTCCGTCGCGTTGAAAGACCGGGTTTTTTGTACCAATAACGAACAAGAGTATAAGGCCTGTCTCGCCTATTTACAATCCAAGATTCGTTTGGACACAGAAAAGGTGTTTCTTCCACAAGAGGAGGAGGACCGAAGGACGTCGCCACGGCGTGTGGACCTAAAGTATGTGGTTTGCATTCCGACCGTCATCACCAAAGAGGAGGAGGAAGGGCGTCGAAGTACGTTGCGTTGGAATATCCAGAATTATTTGAACATGGGGGCGTCCAAGATTGTTTTGTTTTTCAGGGAAACAGAAGAAAAAACAAGGGAATACCTACGCTCCAATTTTAGCTATGCCTATCCTCTTTATTTTGTGACCTATGAGCATCGTGGAAAATCCCATGTCGGATGGGCGCGACGAGCTATTGCACTATACCTCATGGCGTCAGTGGAGAGGTCTCCAAAACAAAATGTAATGATTGCGGACGACCGACGGATGTTAAAAATTGCGGATATGTATGGGGAACATAATGCGGCTCAAGGTAAAAACTTGCTGAAAGATGCGTTGAAAAAAGCACAATCCGAAACATGTTTTTTGTCGTTTTTCAAGAATTCCATGATGAGTCATGCGAGCATCCGTCAGGATTTTATAGATACTAAATTCGTGACCCAGATATACCTTGGAACGGTACAGAATTTCAAGGATTTTTATACATGCGCTTTTCGGTCCAATGTGTTGGAAGCCTGTTTTGCACGTTTGTTGGAAGACTATGCATTTAATCAGCTTGCGTACCACTTTAGTTTTGATTTATTGGTTTACACCCGATTACAGATTACTACACGGAAAGTTCCCAGCATCGCTCGACGACATCTAACGTCACAACAAATTTCCGAGTTATTCCGTCAAGGAGCCCAACAGAGTTTATTAAAGGCAATCCAGATAGTGACACAAAAAAGACCGGACGGTAAATACATGATTACATTTGGAAAAAATTATTCCATTGTGGGGCCTAAAGATTCGTATTGGGAAAATACGATAAACATCATCAAGGCTACACAACAGGTGAAGAAACGGCTACTGTCGTAGCGCTATTGTCGTAGCGCTATTGTCGTAGCGCTATTGTCGTAGCGCTAGTGTCGTAGCCACATGGACAAAATGTTTTCCACTTTTTTTTATTTGCATGAATAAATAAATGTCGGATATTTTTCATCGGTTTTTTCAGCAACATCGTGGGATTGTCGTGGGGCACGTGATGTTGACGCTTATTACATTTCCTCTCGAAATCCTGTTGCTTTCCTACATCTCGGGACTGATTTTTCAGAGAATCAAGGAAAAGCGATACCAGGCGTTTTACGCCGTGCTCGTCGGTTTTTTCTTTGCGTTTCTGCTCATCCAGTTTTTTCATTTCTCACAGGACTATATGAGCAGTCTCATTATCCCGCGTCTCGATACATTTACACGCACCGAGTTGCTTCACGTCATGCTGAACCACCGGTTCGAGGAGGACGAGCTCAAGCTGGGCGAGCTGATGCATCGCATGAGCAAAACACCGGGTCATCTCTACAAACATTACTCCAACTCGGTCAACTATCTGGTTCCACTATGTTTCTCGGCCGTTTTCTTTGCGGGCTACCTCTTTTGGATCCACTGGAAGATGGGCCTTCTTGTATCCTGTGTGTTTATCGTACTGTTTGTGGTGTACTTTTGGGTCTTCAGCGTCTTGTGTCGTGACGCCGGCTCACGCCTGGACATGGAATACGGGCTCATGGACGGGTACGAGGACACCATCGCCAATTGGGAAAGCATCCGGTTGACGAGTAGGAGGGAAGAAGAAAAAAAGAGGATGGCGGAAGAGAGCCGTGAGTTTGAGGTCAAACAGCAACAAGACATTCATCGTGTCAATTTGTTAAAAATTAGTTCCATCGTGGCGTTTAACCTCCTCATGCTCGTTCTTTTGGGTCTGGGGATCTACTTGTGCACCAAGGAAAAACTGTTTCCCTACTGGAAGCTCATCATCCTCATCACGGCCATCCTGCTCATGTCCAAGACCATGACGAGTCTCCTCGTGAAATCGTCGGACAGCATCTACCACGCGGGCTCGGTGCAACAGCTCAAGGATTTCATGGCCCGTTTTCATCGGGACCCCGTGGACTCGGCCTCTCTACAACACCCTCCGAGTCCCATCGAGAATCACGAGATTGTGTTTGACCATGTCTCCTTTGCGTATTCCCCGACGGGGAGCCCCATCCTTCAAGACATCAATTTGCGAATTACTTTTCCCACGAGCGTTTTAATCCTCGGTTCCATCGGTTCGGGCAAATCCACCCTCCTCAAGATGCTCATGGGGTACTACAAGCCCACCGCCGGTACGGTGACCGTGGATGGCATTTCCGTGGAAAAGTACCCCTCGGCGTATCTTTTACAGCACATCACGTACATGAACCAGAACGTGATGCTTTTTAATCGCACCCTGCTGGAAAACATTTTTTACGGACAATCCCCGCGTCGAGACCTCCTGGAACCGTTTCGAGACGCGGTACCAAAACGGATTATGGACAATCTTGACATGCCCGCAGGAAAACAGGGAAACATGTTGAGCGGGGGAGAACGACAGATTGTGTTGCTACTGCGCACGTTTTTCAAGCCCAATCCCGTGGTATTGCTGGACGAACCGACGGCCAACCTGGACCCGCAGTCCAAGAAAAGCGTCGAAAACATTATCCAACTCATGATGGAACACAAAACCGTGATATGCATCACACACGACCCCGGAATGATTCCGCTTTTCCAACACGTCTATCAACTGCAAGACGGAAAGCTCCAACCGCTTCCTACGGATATTCCTGCTACGAATAGCCTTCCGACGTACACCCACCGTCCTGGGTCACCCTAATTTTTTTTACTCAACCTGAAAAAAAATTATTTAAACAGTGTTTTCACTGAAAAAAAAAATGGCGGATTTATTAGAACAATTACCCACGGACCGTATCCCTCCTACCCAGGAAGAAAAGGATATGCTGTCGTGGCTTTACCTTGACCCACGGGAATCTATCCGTGAAACGACCACCAAGATGGCCTTGGAGATGCGGACCGTGTTTTGGGTCGGTGTTGTATTTTTTCTTCTCTCGCTTCCCCAATCGGACGCTCTTCTTCACTCCTTTGTTCCGATGACGAAAGAAAATACACTGCTAACATGTGCGGCCAAGACGGTCTTGTTTGTTCTGATTGCGTGGGTGCTTCTCAACGCCTCCTATCTATGGAGAAAATAATCACTACTTTATTTAAACAATGGGGGCAAAGGGAACGTCGAGGACGGCGATGGCGTTGTGGAGGGGGGTCGATGTCTCCACGATGCGGATGGTGACGCGGTAGCTGATGTGGAGCTTGGTAATGGTAGGGTCCGACGTCGCGTTCACGGGCAGGGCAGCGGCAATAAAGAGCCTGTTTCCGCTGATGTAGTAAAACGTGGTGGCGCTACCGTATACGAGGTCGCCACAGGACGCGGAACACAGGCCAAAGGGCACCGCGTTGTCGAGGCAGACGTTGATGGTGCTGTCATCACTGCAGGTCTTGCCGTTGGTGTTGATGGAAATGAAACCAGACAGGGTATTGAAGTTGCCCGCGGCGTCGCCGACATAGCACGTGTCTGTGGAGTTGCCTGTGAGGTTGGCGGGTTGAACGTAGGCGGGGAAGTTGATGGTGGCGGGGTTGAGCTTGTTGAGGTTCAGGGCGAGGTACACGTACTTGCCGACGGCGCTGGTGCTGGCCCAGAAGAGCTGGCCCGTGTAGTCGTATTGGTACTCGAGACCGGCAATGTCCTTGGCGACATCTACGTAGGGTCCGACAAACACCTTGAGGGCGCTGGAGGTCTGCTCGGTGCTGGTGTAGCTGCTGACCTCGCTCCATTTGGGGACCGTATAGGTCACAGAGGGAGTGGTGTTGGTTTTTAGGGTGTACCCATTGCCGCTATCGACGACGGGCCTGCTGTTGAAGGAGAGGGGCGACTGCACCTCACGGATGGTGATGTTACGAAGCTGGTTCTGGAGGTAAAAGGGGTTGGGCTGGACACGACCGAAAAAGTTGTTCCAGGGCAGGGAGTACTGGGGCCACAGGTAGTTAAGCTGGAGTTCCCTCACAACGAGGGGGGTGGTTCCGATGGCTGACATTTTATTACTACGATTCCTTCTCTATCCTAGTCCAAGATTTTAATTTTTTTTTAAGAAAAAATTCTTTCCATGAAAACCAGTCGTTGCCATATTTCGTGAAAATATCCCAAATGAACATAGCCAATACGGTCTCGTATCACGTCGCCGACACTGGGAAGAGTCGTAATCACGTCCAGGAAAGGCTCCTGGAAACTCATGTGGAATTCAAGGAGCCATTTTTTCACCAAATGGTAGCAAGAAATATCCTGTATCGCCTCTTCGACCCCAAAATGGAGCAAATCGAGAGGCAACGAATCGTCCATGAGGTACACGATGGTTTGTCGAGAAAAAAAATCGAGGGCACCGTCGTCCATGGGGCAACCACAATATTGGGGGATGAGGTAGGGGTCATGACAGAGCATGTGGCAGACGTACACGATTTCTCGGCGATGCAACGTGGAAATATGGTGAATATTGGTGTAGGGAAAATTATGAGCGAGGAGGTTGTGCGCAAATTGAAAGGCGAAATATTTCTTCTTGTTCTCTTCCTTGTTTTCGGTCGCATCCCACAACAAGAGCCCCTTCTCGGCGTGGACGGTGTCGCGTAGCACGCGTACCTGCTGGAAAATGTACGGACGCTGGCTCATTTCATGGAACCATTGGCGTCGTGTTTCCAAAGGAATGACCTCGCGTGTAAACGGGTTCTCCCTGGACTGCAGTACCGAGGGGACCATAGTTTTATGAAAATAGTACGCTCTTTGTTGCACGTCTACATACCCCAGGTATTCGTAGGGCATGAACTCGGCCTTATCCTCCAGGTCGGGGTTGGCGTATACTCCACCACCCGTCGTGTGTTGTTCGACGTCAAAAAAGCGTGTTTCCCGGTGCCGTACAATGTCGTCGTGATCTACGTACCGGGCATTTTGGTCAAGAAACGAGAGGCGTCGAAGGATTTCGGAAAAAGAGAGACCAAGGGGTAGCTTGAAGCGCGCCTCGGTATAATCGCGTAAAAAGGGGTAGGAGGGTGAATGAAAAGGCATCGTGGCGAGGGAGGACCTCACTTCCTCCAGGAGGGGTGACCGTTCGGAAGACTGTACGCCATAACACAGGAGTAATCCCACGATTGTTTTAAAATGTGATTTTTTTATATGCGCTCGTTTCTTGAGGAAAGGAACACAGTGCCCGGGAAAATAGGACGACGCCTCGACGGTCAATGTTTTGGATTGTAGACCCAGTACCATATCCAGAGGGGATAAAACGCGGTACTGTTTTTGTTTCTTGTCAAAGAACACAGCAAAGGCGTGGGCATCGGCCCCTTTGGCCATCCACCATTCGAGGAGTTGTACGTCTTCGTTTCCTTGAGAGCGACGATAGAATAAAAAGAGGAGGAGAAGATGGAGCGCATTGAGCCCACAGGAGGCCATCCCGTTCATATCCGCACCCATAAGAACGAGTTCTTCCACGACCTTGTGAATATTGGTCATGTTGTTCCACGTCATGGCAATCTGCAGAGGAGTCCACGGAAGCGGTCGGTTGTACCGCGTGTCGATACCATTCACAATTTTTTCCATGTGCTCCTTGCTTCCCGATATTTCCAAAAGGTCATGAAGCGGGTCGCTCGGAATCTCTTGAAACCAGTGGTGTAGCATTTGAATAAAGAAAGTGTCATCTATCCCTACCAAGAAAATATAAAAAAAAAATTGAATTTTTTTATCTTGTTTTTAATGCCTTTTCTACGGATAAACTATGAAAATCATTCATTGCTCGGTATGGGGCGACATTGAATTGTCCGACCTGGCGATGGCCATCATCGACACTCCCGCGTTCCAACGCCTGCACTATATCAAGCAGACGGGTTTTGCCTACAAGGTATTTCCCACGGCGACCTCGAGTCGTTTCGAGCATTCCGTGGGGGTCTACCACATCACACGCCTTTTTATGGACGAAATTTCAAAAAAACAGCCCGAGGTAAGCCCTGGTCCACGGACCCAGGAACTCGTGTGCCTCGCCGGTCTGGTGCACGATTTGGGACACGGCCCTTTTTCCCACCTGTTTGACGAGTTTTTGAGAAAGACCATCGGTGCGGTTCCCTGGTCGGAACACGAGCACCGCGGGGTGGCACTTTTCCGGCACCTCGTCTCACAGAACAATATCCCATTGTCCGAGGAGGAGGTTGGTTTCATCACGGACCGGGTACACGACCCTCCCCATGAACACTGGTATGACACGCTGGTCTGCAACCCGCACTCGAGTTTGGACACGGACAAGATGGACTATGTCGTGCGCGATTCACTCCATTTCGGCATGAAGTTTAATACCGACATTACACGCATCCTCCGCAACGCTCGTGTCATCGACAATCAAGTCTGTTTCTGCGACCGGGTACAAGACGAGATTGCCCTCTTTTTCCAGATTCGGGACCGTATGCATCGCACCATTTATCGCCACCCCAAGATTCGTTATTTCGAGTCGTACCTCCTTCATTTCCTCCAAGTGTTCCCCGAGGAAATCGGGGACATGGTGGTCCGTGAAGATGCCGGCGCGTTCCTCGAGTTGACGGACGCCAACCTTGTTTTCCAGCTCCACGTCCCACGGGAATTGTGGTGGTCGGTCGAGACGCGCAAGGCACCCCCGTTGCCGAGGTCCGCCACGGAATTTAGGTGCGAACAGTGGGAAAAGGCGCGTGCCAACCTCCGCTACTACAAGCGCAAGCACTCCGACGTGTCGTTTACGCTTCTGTAGAAATAAAAAAAAATGATTTGGTTTGTGAGTTCTCCTTGTGGAAAAAACAAAGAAAACAATAACATGGAATCATTACGTGAATACAGCGAATTTGTCAAGGAGGTCACCAGCAAGGAGAGCACCGATTTGGTAGCCTTTTCGCAACGGTGCCAACAGTTGGA